ATAGATGTCATAAACATTATGTTTCTATTATTCTTTTTAACTAAAGGCTCTGCAACTTTTATAGTTTCAGTCATATCATCATTAAGTTTTTTCACTTCATCAATCAAATCTTGACTATAAACACCAAGGTAATCGTTACCTTCTCTAATAATATCATTTTCTTTTTTTAAATATTCATTCTCTTTCTTTAATTTTGCTACTTCTTTATGTAGTTCTCCATTCATATACTTATGCTGCTTTTCTATATTAGCCATTTCAGCATTATCTTTTTCTAACTTTTCTATCTTCTGATTTAATGCAGCAATAATATTTTGATGCTGTCTATTCAGTATTATCTTATCTTTTAGGTTATTTGCTAGCCTACTCATTCGGCTCATCCTTTGGATAATTTATTCTGTGAGCTGTTTCTTTATCAGCATCTTCAATTACCTCATCCATAACCAGGTCATACATTCCATTAGGATTTTCAATAAATGCTATTTCTGCTTTTGTTTCTTTAATTAGTTCTTTGCAATGATCTTTAGCTTGCTCTAACACAACAGTTAAATTTGGAAAATTAGAAGGATATACTCCATAAATATATAAGTCATTTATAGCTGCTGCTACTCTACTCAATCCTTGGTATCTTCTTTTTAATCTTTGGACCTTACTATCATAGGTCAAATCATGCGGTACATTACTCATTAGATTTTTTCCATTTTGTATTATTAACTTTAACTTCTATATCTATTACCTCCTGGGTAAGAGGCTCTGTTCCTTCAGTTGCTTTATCTTCAGATTCAAAAGTTTCTTCCAAAACAAAAGCCGCTTCTCCAGTTATAGTTTTAATTATTTTTGACATCTGGTATTTCTATGTCATGAGGTCTAGTTACACTCTCAACAACATTGCCTTTGTTCCTTGTTGATTGGACCAATGGAACATTATCACTTAAACCAACAGCAATGAGTTCTCTACTTCCGCCAACTTTAGGCTCATGCCATAAGCTAATCATATATTTACAATCAGCATCTGGATAATCTTGCTCTTCAATATCAATGTGAAAAAATGGAGATCTATATATAGCCATTATTTATCCTCCAATATTGCATCGTATGTAGCTCTCATTTTAGGATCATGCTCAAGATGTGTTAAAGGCATTGGATATTCATCTGCAAAATCTTCATACTTACTTGCATCAAATGCTGGTGCTGCATCTAATACTTCATTAGATTTTGTGGATCTATGTATAAAAGTTGGATCTACCAGATCATCTGTTTTAACTTTATAGAAATCTGCAATGTGTTTTAATCGATAAGCTGATGGAATAATATCTCCAGCCTCATACTTTTGAACATTTTGATGACTAACTCCTAAATGATAAGCCAAAGACTTTTGCGGCATTCCAGTTTGTAATCTACAAAACCTCATATTAGATCCAAGCATTTCACAAAAACTTATAAACTTTTGGTCTCTAATTACTTTCATTGTAGACCTCCATAAATTTTTTAATTTGTGATTGAATAGCTGGAACATTTAGCTCTGGTGTTTTTTCAGCTGTTGCAGCAAAACAAGCATTAGGCATTTGCTGGAACTTTGTATGAAGATTTAGGAAATAACCTATCTCTCCATCATTAGTATTTTTCTTTTTTAAATACCAAGCGGTATTATCTAGTCTTGTGTATGGACCAGTTTCTTTATTTAAGAAAGCTTCTTTGTCATAAGAGATATAACTTTCTCTTTTTTTTCTACTCATAATAAATCCTCCATAAATGAGTTGCGGTTAAGTTGAGTAGCAAGAACAGAAATAAGTCTTGCTGCTATAAGTGGTGGAAACTCTATTGTTTCGCCATGATTAGTTAATAATAATAATTCTTCTTGTATGAGAGGCAGCTGATCGTATTTATCATGAGCCATCTTTGTTGCTATTGAATTTATAAGTTGATCGTTTAATTTTTTATGTTCCGACAACAGTTGGTTTTCTTTGCAATTAGGAAATTTAAGTATGTTTGTTTCTACTTTAATCTCTTGGCTCTGGTTTTTTTCTGTACTCATTTTTTATATACTCTTGATATTCAATTTGAAATTTGTCATCTTTTTCAAAAGTTGATCTACCATTTAGCTCTTGGTTTAGCTTCCATACCAAGTAACTCATCGGTATCAATCTCTTCTGATTTTTCTTTGTGCATGTCATGTGCTTGAACGATGTAAGCCAAAGCATCATCGTAACTATCTTCTTTAAATTTATGTGTAGCTCTGATTAATTTTGCTTGAGCATAGAGTAATGGAACTTGCCATCCTTCGATTGGTGCGATTAAATGTTTGTCCAAGATTATGGACCATGACGAAGCAATCTTATTCATATTATCTTCGAAAGATCCATATTGATCTTGTCTGGAACTTTCTAGTTCCTCCAGGCGGTTATGAAGTTTTTTTCTTGGCATCCTTACCTTTAAAATCCTCATGACCTCTTTGAACATAAAACTCAACAGTCTTTGACATACTTATAGGTAACTCAAATCTCTTTTGAGAAAGCTCTTCAAGCAACTGATAAGTCTTAATGTTAATGGCAACTGATTTGAATTTATCTGGGTCCATTATTAAGCCTCCAACTCTGAAGGATTAAAACTGGTATCAGCAGCTGGTGCTCCAGTAACTCCATCATCAAGCTCAACTCTGTAAAAGGTATAAAATTCTGTACCTTCAGCCATCTTGCCTTTACCGCTAGCTTTTTGTTTGTAAGCTCCGAAACGATGCTTAACTCCATCAACAACAATAGTTCCTGACATATCGTAAGATTGTGGAGATTTTTTATTTGTTGCTATAAAAGCAGCTCCAAGATCTGGCCTCTCTTTTTTAGCTTCTGTATTAAAATCATCTGACATTATATAACTCCTTTGGTTTGCAGATTGGTTTTGTGTACTTGGAAATCTTCCATAAAGGTGGTGTAGGCAATCGGATTTTTAATCTTCAGATCTCCTAACATTGCTTTATTTTTAGACAACCATTCTTGATAAGATCCTTTGTGAGACACAGCCTCTAATTCTTTTAAAGCTGTTTGGATCTTTTTGTCTTGCTGCATGATTGCAGTTGAAACTTCTTCAGCAGATGCAATTCCATCTGAAATAAAGCCTAGGAATGCAAGAGCTCTACCAGTTGCAGAGGTTTCGCAATTCTCAAGAGCTGAAGTTTGATTTATTTTTGAGGAATTTCGTTTTTCCTCTGAATGACCAGTAGATACATGTTGACCATCAACATAAATATCTGACTGCATAACGACAGTTTCTTTATCAATACTGACTATTTTTGTTACAATATCTAATGCAGTTCCAAGAACTCTTCTTGCAACAGCTATTCGTAAAGCAACAGTAGCATAGCTTTTTCCATGTATTGGAATTGTTTGTCCATCTAATGATTTTTTAAATTCATTAACAGCCTGGACTAGCTTATCTTTTATATCAGCCATAAGGTTAAACCTCCTATAGTTAAAATCAAAAGAGCCGATAAAATTCTTCTTTTAATTTGTTGTTTGTGTTGGTCCAATTTTCTTTGGATATAAAAATCGTTTAACTTCATGATAACTTCCATAAAGATTTAGCTTCTTTTAATAATTCTGTTGGCATGCCATTCCAGGCAAAAGGATGATCTAAATTCATATCCATTAAAGATGCTGCACCTTCAATAATTTCTTCTCTAGTGAAATCTTGATATAAAGTTAAGATCTGTTCTCTTCTTCTAAAAGTATTAAACATTATTTGTAAATTTCTTTTCATACCTTCAACTGTTAAATGATGACAGTTGGTACTATCAAAAATAGTGTAACCAGATTTAGTTGCGTAAAGTAAATATGCTGGAACTTTAAAATTAAAATGTGCTGCGTATGTTGCCACCTGACATACATGATTAAAACTAGCAGTAGCTGGAACGGAGGAAACAAGAAAACTCCGAGATCCATCTTTTTTAATCTTGCCTAGACGAGACCATTTAGTTTTCAGTTCAATAATCTTATGAGGAAAGGCATCTTGCGATGTCGGATTAGTCTCTGTGAGAGGTGTACCGAACTCATGATTACTGATACTGCCATAGTCAAAATCAATACGACCAACTGTAGGTAACAACGGAGAAGAAAAACCTTCCAGGTTATCGATTGATATTTGTCTTTCGCAAGTTGTAGGACTTGCCACTGCTAGTTCTTTTAATCCAGTTAAAGCATTATTAATTACTTCTGGAATTTCTTCTAAATATTTTTGCTTCTTGTCGCTATCCTTCTCATCATTAGGAATATATTCTTTTAATTTTTCTATCTCTTCCTGGAGAGCTGCATCTTTAGTAATTTTTTCATTTGAAAATGGTTGAACTTTTTTTAGTGTTGGATGTAATTTATAAATTGTATCTGCATAAATTCTTTGAAGAACTTCTCCAACAATCTTGCCAGCTTCCATAGCTGCATTGCTTGGAAGTAATTCTCTTCTCATCTTTTGGTCCATGAATACATACTTGAATAACCAAGCTGCATCTGGAATAGCAAATTGAGTTGGAGAGTAATGATTGATTTTTAATTTTCTTGC